CCAGTACGCTGCCTGTGATGCAGGCAATCGCCAAAAGCATTACCAAGGGCGCGATGATCGATCGGCGCATGCATTCAGCTATTAGTTGAGGTCGGCGGCTGGCGCCGAGCTTGAACATGGCGCTGTATATGCGCTTGCGCACGCTGTCGGGCGCTAGGCCAACGGCTTTGGCTATCTGCTTGTCGGTCATGCCTTCAGCAACGCTGAGGGTAAATTCAAGTTCACGGGCGCTCAGCAGTCCGGTGACGCCCTGCCAATGCTCACTACTGAAGGTTGTCATTGCTGTACTCCAGACAAAGAGCGCCCACAGGCATGGCGTGCATGCTTCTGGACACTGGAAGGGGTAGGGGGTGCCGGTCTTTCCCGGCTGTCATCACTGCTCGCCAGTGACGGCAGGTTCGCTTCCTTTACAACCTGCAAGGTATCCGTCTCTCCGGCTGTCACACCTATTAGCTGGTGTCGCTTGATGTGATGACCGGTGCTGATCCCGGCATGACTATCAGCGGTCTAGTTGACACCGGAGTTCCACCGGGGCGAAGGTTTCAACCGCTGCTTATTGGGCTAGCACTGGACACTTGGGCGCTTACTCAACATTGTTCGTCCAGTCATTCCCGCTACCCATCAGGTCTTACACTTGCGCATCAGCCTGCGCATCCATCTACATCGGTAAAGCCGCCAGCGCTGTCGTTTTGCACAACAAGCAGCGTGTTGCTGACGGCTTTCCGATGCCCTCTCAGTGAAAGGGCGATGGGTTAAATGTGAATCTCCTGTATCTGAAATTTAATGCGCTCCGACTCGTCAGGCTGTTCGCCACCAAACTCATCGGCATACATATCCCGCCACTCAACTACAAGACTTGAGCATGGGTTGCCGGTGCTCTTTAGGCCCGCAGCCTGTTCCGCATCCTTTTTATCCTTGAACCCAACGCACTCAGTGCGGCTTGTATTCCAGACCAAATAAACTCTTTCGCCCATTTCTATCTCCTTCCGTTATCAATGCCCTCTCAGTGAAAGGGCGATGGGTTAGCAGGCGTTTGGTTGAGGCTTTGATTCAGGCCCCTTACCTCCTTCAGCGATGGGTCCTTTGACAAAGTCTGGGCGCTCCATGACCAGCTCTTGCTCCAGCACAAGGATGCGATTTACATCAAACCAGCACTGCTCGCCCAGCTTTCCATCGGGCGTTAAGCCGGGGTTGATTACCACCTGAATGCAGCCGTAAAGGTCAAAGCAGACCGATGTTGCCACGCCTTCATAACCCGTCACTCGGTCCTGTACTCGATGCCCCAGCAGATCAAGATGCTTCTGTATGTTTTCCAATGCCTTTCTCCTTTTTCGTTTCCCGATACACCCGGTTGCCCAGGTGCATGAGGAAATCTGTTTCTCACTGCCGGTGTTACATGCCACCTCCGGCTGGGCCAACTACCTAGGAATCCTCGGTAGTTGCTCTCGTTGCACCGTCTGCCGAGTCGTCTCAAACCCTTACGGGTGGCCGGGTGCAATCTCGCAACGTCTCCCGACGCTGGTCAGTAACAGAGCTGACATGGTCCAGTTCCAGAGCTGGCATGGTCGACTGTTTAGCTTTTCGCCACCGGGTAGGCCGGTAAGTCGTTGGGTTCGTCGTGTTCTTAAAGAGCGTATGCCGTGTGTTGCTGGCATGTATTAAAAGTAGCACTGCTGCTATTAACGGTCAACAGCAATGCTACTAATTATGATATTATTTTTCTTGAAGGCACAAAAAAACCGCCGAAGCGGTTGGGTAGGGACGTAAAAAAGCCCGCGATGGGCGGGCTTTGGGGGTGCTCGGGCGAGAGTCTACGGCAGCTCTATGATGTCAATAAGGCGTTCGACCAGATAAACAGCTGGTTTGCCGTCAACTGTCATTACATCTACATCAACGATATATCCGTGCTGGTAGGGGCTGTCTGCTTCAAGAACCATAGCCCTCTTAAGGTCTTCATTGGCAAATCTGACGCTAACAGGTTCAGCTGAAATGCTATCGATCCTAGCCCTATCGCCAGCCTTGTTGTTAATTGCGTTCCTAGTCTGAAACCAATAGAGCAACACGTTTTCGTAGAGGCCGGCCGATTTGGTTTCCTTCATTTTGTCCAGACGTCCGCGAGCAAATGCGCTAACAACTGCGGCATCTTGACTGCCTAGACTGAGGGAAATATTCACGTCCCCATGAAAGTTCATCGTGCCAATATTCAACTGTGCGCCCTGGTCCTTCACTGTCGGAGCGACAATGCTAACCACATTCTTCATCGTTTTCTTTTCATCCGCAATAGCGGGGCGAAGAAGTTTACCTTGCGCCCAGCCGACCAGGGCCGCCAGATATTCCGCATAGTCAAACACCGTCTGTACTGATCCGATCAGAGGGAGAGTTCCACTTATAGCAGGCCCAAGCGTGCTTAAAATACTTCCCTCTTTAACCGACCTTACCAACAGGGTGCTTTCATCTGTCTCGATGGAGGAGCAGTGCAGAGACATGAACTGGCGATACTCATCTGCAATTCCGAGCAGGGAGTTCGCGTAGTCTTCCGCTGAAACAGGGAAGTTGTTTTTGATCTCAAACTGTAAGTAACCGATCCTTGGTCTATCCACGACTATCTCCCAAAAATGACTATTGCGGACCCGACTAGGCCTACAAACACCAACCCCTCAACAGCCCGCCGCTTGGCCCAGCGCTCACCGCGAAACAGGGCCTCTACGAACTGGATAAGGCGCATTAGAACGGCTCGTACTTGCCGATCACCACGCCGCAGAAGGTGGCATTACCGTTAACCTTTATGATTGGTTCGGGCCATGCAGGGTTGAGCGGCTTTAGGAATCTCTGGTCACCCTCGATAACAAGCTGTTTGAACGTCGCCTCCTGGCTGTCATCAATTTTGACGATCACCATTGATCCGTTTTCTGCATGCTTGTCTGGGTCGCAGAAGATCAGATCTCCGTCACGGAATGAGCGTCTAGCATGGGCGTTGAACATGGATTCACCGCGCACGCGCAGAACGTAAGTCCTCGGGCCATGCGTAGTGGGGCAGGGCATCCATTCTTCTGCATCGCCTACCGCATACACGTCTTCTACTTCGCACCAGGCTCCTGCCTGAACCCATGATATCAACGGAACAAATCCTTTTAGTTCTGGGCCATCTTCTACGTTCGACTTCCCGCCTTGCTGGCTTACATCGAATGGCGCACCAGGCTCTTCCATTTTTAATGGCAAATTTTTTGTGAGCCTTGGGCTTACCAATTCAGGGTCAAACTTCAGAGCCTTCGAGATAGATAGGAGTGCTTCTAGATTAAGCGGCAGTCGCCCAGTGACATAGTGACCAAAGGCGCTCTGATTTCCCCATCCGCAACGCTCGGCGACTATTGCCTGCGTCAAATTACCTCCAGCTGCTTTTGCCGCAGCTTTGCGGTCCTCATAAGTCGCTTTGAGGCGCGCAGCTTCCTGCACCTCTTCGGTTGTCAATTTACGCCTATTGTTCATCGTATTGACTATATAAGCAGAGCTACTACTAGGCAAAGCAGCGTTGCTATTCTTTACTTGTTCTGTAAAAGTAGCACTGCTACTATCAAGGCTGACATTGATACAGGGCTCATTCATGAAAAAAATGCCTCTCTCCGAATACTTGGCCGACCACGGCACCCAGCAAGGTCTGGCTGGCGCTCTTGGGGTTCAGCAAAGCGCTGTATCCCAGATGGTGCGGTCCGGACGGAACATTGAAATCACGATTCATCCGGATGGTTGCATTACCGCGAACGAGATCAGACCGATCCCGGCGCGTCCTAAGCGGAACGCCGCTTGATGGTTGTAAGTGTGACGGTTCGCCGTGACATCGGTAAGAGCACTGATAGTGCTGGGCAGATATACAGGAGAACAGGATGCTAATCAGTCAGTCGCAGTTGGGGGCGGTGCTTCTAGCGTACCGCCGCTCGGCCAATTCAACTGAGGTTGTGCTTGAGCTTGAAGCAGTGGATTACGACCTGTTCTGGCTTGAGGTATGGAATATGAACAAGCACCTGGGCTACGTCTGTTTTGCACGCTGCCCGGCTGATGAGCCTTTCAGCCCTGGGGGAAAAGCCAGCTTTGTATTAACGGAATTGCTTTCGGCGAATTCTCCAGCCCCAAGTCCATTAGTTTCATTGTCAGGTGTTTTATGGAATCGGCTGGCAGCGCTCGAAGCGTCTGCAGAACCCCCGTTTTCTCTGCTTGAGGAAGACTGGACTGTAAAACCCCGCGCTCTATCACTGCCCGCAGGGTTTCCTCATGAAGCCTGATTGTCACGGTACCGAGTATGGCGCTGAGCCCACCGTCCTGCGCGAGAAAGTCCAGGCCTTTGGCGGTGATCTTGGGGGAGCCATTAAGGCTCATGCCTTTGCCGCCGAAGCTAATAAATCTGCAGTGAATCAGCTCGTGCTCGGCCAGGTAGGCAAGGTTAGCAATCACGCGAACCGCGCCCCTCGGCATGCTGACAGCCTCTTCAATACCGAAAACACTTTCGGGGTAAGCGTCTGCAAGAGCCCGCAGCAGCCTGAGTTGCAATTCTCTGTCCAGCTTCATGCAACGCCTCCATGGCCAGTTTTACTCGTAAGCACAAAACAATACCACGGTGCCTTTGGCGCGCCGCTGGTTTTCATCAGGCAATAAAAAGCCCGGCGGAGAAGGCCGGGCTCGGGTACCACAAGAGAGAGGTCAGATTATATGAACGGAATGATCGAATCAACCATGGTGTCACGCGACCTAGTCACGATGAGCAGTAGAGAAATTGCGGATCTTGTCGATTCCCGGCATGACAAGGTCAAGCAGTCTATCGAACGGCTTGCAGACCGCGGCGTTATTGAACTCCCCCCATTGGGGGAAGTTAAGAACCACCTGGGTCAGACGGTGGCCGAGTATCAAATCAGCAAGCGTGACAGTTATGTGATCGTTGCGCAGCTCTCCCCGGAGTTTACTGCCCGCCTGGTTGATCGCTGGCAGGAGCTGGAACAGCAAGCCCCAACCATTCCCCGCACCTTACCCGAAGCCTTGCGCCTAGCCGCCGATCTGGCAGAGCAGAACAACGGCCTGCGCTTGGTAGTTCAGCAGCAAGCGCCCCATGTGGCCGCGCTCGGTCGCATTGCTCAATCCCAAGGGACTATGTGCCTGACTGATGCCGCGAAGCACCTGGGCGTACAGCGCAAGGCCATGCTGGCGTGGATGGTAGAGCACCGCTGGATTTACCGCCGGGCAGGGTGTGCCCACTGGCTTGGATTTGCGCCGCGGTTGAGTGCCGGCGTGCTCGAGCACAAGGTCACTGTGCTGGGTACCGAGGATGATGGCGAGCAGCGCCTTGCGTCACAGGTGCGCGTCACGCCCAAGGGTTTGACTGTGTTGGCGCAGCAGATCGGGGGTGCGCTCTGATGGCTGGCGAATGGATCAAGATGCGCACCAACCTGTGGGACGATCCCCGCGTTTCTAGCCTGTGCGACCTGACCGATCAACCGGAGGCAATGGTGGTTGGCGGTTTGTATTGGTTGTGGGCGATGGCTGACGAGCACTCCGAGGACGGCTTTTTGCCGGGCATGACTCTTCGTGCTATCGACCGCAAGACGGGTGTTGCTGGTCTGGGTGACGCGCTGGTGCAGATAGGCTGGGTGTCCGCATCCGAGGACGGCGTAAGGGTCATCAACTTTGACGAACACAACGGCGCTTCCGCCAAACGGCGCTGCATGGAGGCAAAGCGTAAGGCTTCCGGGCGCAAAGAGTCCGCATCCGATGCGGACATAAACGGGACACCTAGCGTAGCTAGAGAAGAGAAGAGTAAAGAACCAAACCCAAACCCCCCTGTATCCCCCCGGGGGGTGGATACCGCCACTGGATCGAAATCTGAATCGAGGCCGAAGCGCAAGACCCGCATCCCTGATCCGTTCCTTGTCAGCCAGCTGATGACGCAGTGGGCTGCAGAGCGCACCCCCGCTGTAGTGCTGAGCTTGGAAACCGAGAAATTCGTTAACTACTGGCGCGGTACCGGTGGGACCAAGGCCGATTGGGTGGCGACGTGGCGAACGTGGATGCTCAAGGCGCAAGAGTACGCTCAGCGCTTCCCAACACGGCAAGGCGCTACAGGGGCAGGGTTGAACATGGATGACACCAGCTGGGCTGATGATTTGGGGGATGTGTGATGAAACAGGTATCCGTAACTGCACAGCGTGCGCTGGCTGCTGGTATGGGGGGCGCTCCAGCCGTACCCCGTGAGGTTGATCAGGACACTGCCCTGGTGGTGAACAAGCTGTTCCGTGAGCTGCAGGCGATATTCCCGGCGTGGAAGCAGGCTTGGCCAGATGCTCAGGCCCTGAGCACCGCCAAGCGCAATTGGATCAAGGCGTTCATGGCGGCCGAGATCACTCGGATTGAGCAGATTCGCTTTGGCCTGGCCGCGGCTCGCACGTCCGGCAGTGACTTCATGCCCAGCGCGGGCAAGTTTGTGAAGTGGTGCGAGCCGACACCCGAGATGCTTGGCTTGCCGTCGACTGAAAGGGCGTTTCGAGATGCTTTGCGCATGGCGCACCCGGCCATGGGTTCGCGCATTGATGACCCAACCGCATGGGCCCACTTGGCCGTGCGTCACGCTGCGATTGAGGCTGGATTGTACAGCCTTGGTCGTCTGCAGATGGATCCGGCACGCGCTCTCTTTGAAAGGGCCTACGGGATCACATGCAAGATGGTGTTGGCTGGTGAGCCGCTACGGGAGATTCCCAAGGCTTTGCCCGCTACCCCATCTGCGCCGGCCGACCCCCAAAAAGCCCGCTCCGCAATTGCAGCGATGCGCGCAGCGCTTGCCGGGGAGGCCGTCCAGTGAACAACGAACGCCGCATGCAACTTGATCTGCGTACTTCTGTGAACCGCCTGACCGGCATGGGTTACGAGGTCGTAAACCGCAACCCGCTGAAGCTGACGCGCAGAGGCTGCCCGGTTGGGTGGATCCATTACAAGAGCTGGCTGGTTGAGACTCGAGAGTCCACTGCCATGGATCCCCATGGTGTCGATGCGGGCGGGAGTGATGCATGACCCCCGAAGAACACTCTGCGGTGCGTGCTGGATTGAATCTGGCGACTCTACCTGCCGATGTTCGGGCAGAGATAGCGGCGGACCGGGCGTGGTGCCTGCAGGTAGACGCCAAGGTGAAGCAGGAAGCCAGCCGGATATGTTTGTTGAGCCGGTTCAAGGCGGAGGCAGCATTGCGGCAGTTGGGCGATCTGGAGCCGCTGGTACGGGCCCAGCTGAACACGATGAAGTCCAGGGGGAAGCGTGAGCGCAATGAAAACGGTCAGTGAGGTGGTGTTGTGGTGGCTGAGCCGCATCGAAGGCGACCGCACACGCTCCGAGAAGTACCGGGCGAGCATGGGCAGTCTGATGCGCAAGCATGTGATCCCCAAGGTGGGCAAGGTGAAGCTGCGCAAGTTGGACCGCGTGGTGCTGGATGACCTGATGGTATTCCCGATGCATCAAAGCCTGAAACCGCGGACAGTGCAGAAGGCGCTGCAGGGTATGCGGCAGGCTTTCCGGATGGCGTCAGACCAAGGGCGCATCGATACCAACCCGCTGAACGGCACCACTTTCCGCGACTTCTATAAGGGCAAGCTGCGACCCAAGCCCGCGGCATTGTCGCGCGTCGACCTGGGTGAGCTGGTTCGGCATCTGGTGTCCACGTTCAATGCAGACCCCGCCAAGGGCATGCTGCCGCTGATGATGTTGGCGCACGGTACCCGCATTGCTGAGACGATCATGGCCCGCTGGTCGCATATCTCCCTTGATGAGCGGGTGTGGGTGATACCGGAGGCAAACACCAAGAGCCGTCGTGAGCATGTGCTGCCACTCACGCCCCAGGTGCTGGGCCTGCTCGATCGATACCGTAAGGCATTGCCAGATCCGCGATTGAAGGCGGCATGGGTATTCCCTGTACGCGGAGGGGCACGGCTGGCTGATACCAGCGCTCATGCCCTTATGCGTGATGTAAGCAACAGGCAGTGGACCAGCCATGACCTACGCAAGTTGATGAGATCGAGCCTGGCGGATATCGGTATTGACCACATGGTGGGCGAACTACTGATCAACCATACCTTGGGCGTGACCACCGAGACTTACATCACCCGGGACGTTATGGAGCGGCGCAGGGCAGCTCTGGAGCGCTGGCATGACCGGCTCGATGAATTGGGTTTTGCTGATGCACATGGAATAAAAGTGGCTGTTCCTGCATTTCTGCCGAACGGCGCAAGCGTAGAGCAGGCGGGCACTATAGCCGATTCCTGCGTTTCTCAATGGGGAGGGTGTAGATAGCCATGAAAAGGGTAAATCCACTGAAAAACATGCAGGCGCTGGGTAGGCTCAAGGCCGGCAAGATGAACCAGACCGAGGCTGCCTATGCCCGCAAGCTGGAGCTGATGAAGGCCGCGGGTGAGATTGCCTGGTACAACTTCGAGGGCCTGAAGTTCAGGCTGGCTGATAACACCTTCTATACGCCTGACTTCCCGGTGATGTGTGCTGACGGCGTGATGGAGATACATGAGGTCAAAGGCTTCTGGACTGATGACGCCCGGGTGAAGATCAGGCTGGCGGCTGAGTTGTTCCCGTTTCGGTTCGTGGCGGTGAAGAAGGGCAAGGGAGGCCAGTGGGCTTATGAATATTTCGATTGATTGGGAGCGCGTGGAGCCTGGCCTTGATGTGTGGGAAACCGAAGACGGGTACCGCAGAGAGGTGTATGCGTGCGGCGATCAGCAGCAGTTCGTATGCAAGGCCCCGGACGGCTCCACCTTCTTTAGCCACAACCCCGCAGACATTGACCGCTGCGTGCACATCCACCGAGAGGGCGACTGAATGACCCACCATAAAAAGGCCCTACCGCCTCTGGATCCGTGCACAGCCTGTGACAACTCCGGGGTGGTGCCAGGCGTATTCCATGAGCTCGATTGCGCTGTTTGCGATGGGGTCGGCTGGTTGCCGGTGGCAGGCGTGGACATCACCCAGCACCTGGGGCGATCGATGGCAAAGATGATCAAGATGAACAGGATTTTGCGGGCTACTTCGGCACAAGGCGAAGTTGAGTATCACCCCCAGTCTGGCCGGGCTGGGGTACGCGGTAACTTTGTGGGCGACTGAGGGCAGAACCGTGACGGTATATAGAGACGCAGGGCACTGCATAGCAAGGGTGATGTCAATCGAAACCAATGACTCGACCGCCAAAGCAGGCTGGCAGATGCTTTGCGAGTCTGGCTGGCCAGAGCTTCGCGGCTCGTCTGACCTGACGGCAGAAGATCGGCTGACACAGGACTGCATAGCCAGGGCAATACTGCATAAGTACATGGACGCAGCGACTTGGCATGCCATCGTCGCTAAATACTCGATCAATGACGTGGAGGTCGGACAGTCTGTTGGCTGGCTGATACCGCGCATTGATAGCCCTGCTCCGCACCTGTTCAAGACCAAATGCACGACCTGCTGGGCAGCTCCTACGCGCCTTCCTGATTCGTTTTATGAGGTTCAATCATGGGACTGCGACGGCAACCCGGACGGGACGCTGCGCCGCTGGAAGTCATTGACCAGGAAGTGGCTGAACGAGCGTGTAAACGAGGCGCACGAACAAGTATCATCAATCATGAGTTTTCAGGGGTTAATTATTGCGGAAAATATGAATTCTCAGCAAAAAGAGCTTGCTTGTTAGCGAACAAACGAACAATATATCTCCATATTGCGGTTTTACCGCTTTGAAAAGCCCTGGCCATTGTGTCGGGGCTTTTTTTTGGGCTGCGAAAAGGCATAAGCGCGGATAGCACCGCACACCAAAAGCACCGGTAAGCCTACCAGCAAGCAGCCCGCCCAATTTCCAAAAGATCCCGCGCCTCTGATTCAAGCCGGGACCACCCTGTTCCCTGGCCATCCACCGCATCCTTGCTTATAGGCGGATCAGCGCTGTGCGCATGGCCGGGACTTAACCATAGGACGCCTTATGTCTAACCAGCTAGCCAATGAAGTCACCATAGCCGTAGCGAAGGCAGCACCAGCGCTCGCGGTAGTGGGTACAGGCGTCACCGGCACAATTAACTGGACTGACGTGGCGTACATGCTGACGGCTGCATACATGGCCCTTCAGATAGTCCTGCTGATTCCTAAATACAGGGATATGTTCCGTGATTGGCGCAAAAAGTCGTGAACATCGTTCAGAAGGCGCTGATTGCTGGCTCTTTAGCTATGGCCGGTTCCATTGTTGGCTACTACGAAGGGCGGGAGCTGATCGGCTATCTGGACCCTGTAGGGATTCCAACCATCTGCGATGGCCATACAGCCACGGCAAAGCTGGGACAGGTAAAGACTGACGCAGAGTGTGAAGAGCTGCTTCAGCAGGATCTAGGCTGGGCTCTTGCCGCCGTCGATAAGCACTTGCCAAGCGTGCCGCCTGCAACAAGGGCAGCGCTGGGATCGTTCGTCTATAACGTGGGCGTCGGCAACTTTGAATCATCCACGCTACTGCGCAAGGCCAAGGCCGGCGACATGGTAGGCGCCTGTAATGAGCTGCCCCGGTGGGTGTATGCCAAGGGGCGGAAGCTGAATGGCCTAGTCACTCGACGTGAGTCAGAGCGCCAACTGTGCCTTGAGGGCCTGAAGCATGACAAAGATCCTGATCAGCGTGATCGCGGCCCTGTTGCTGTGCTTGGGCCTGCTCTGGTGGCAGCTCGATAGTAAGACCGAAAGCCTTGGCACGGTCAAAGGCCAGCTTGAACAGTCACAGGCAGCAGTCGAAAGCATCCGGGCCACGCTCAAGCTACAGCGTGAACTGATCGCCGATGCGGCAGAGTTCGACCGCCGCACAACACAGGAACTGACTGATGCACAGACAGAGAATGACCGTCTCGCTGCTGCTGTCGCTGCTGGTACTAAGCGGCTGCGCATCAAAGCAGATTGCCCCAGAGTGCCCGATACCACCAGCACCCCCAGCCTGGATGATGCAGGAACAGCCGAGCTCTCTGCCGATTCTCGACCGGATTATTACGCCCTACGAAAACAACTCACCCTGACAGAGAAGGCGCTCAAGGGATTGCAGGAGTATGTGGGGCTCGTTTGTTTGAGAGGTGATAGCTAATGGCCGCTTTCAGCTTGCCAGCGCATGAGCGTGGAGAGATTGCCGATGTGAGGATGCGAAGAGGCTTTCGCGGAACTCTTGTGGTCCAGGTCAGATACAAGATGGCACGGCCAGGGATACCAATGCCTGGAAGACCGACCGAGTACCAAGACGCCGGCCTTTCCGCATGGAGGGACGCAGATGCCGAAAACCTAAGAGAAGCCTGTGCGCTCCATATACTGGTGTCGTCCAAGTGATCAGGGTAGTTCAAAAGGGCTTTGGCAAAGCCAGAGAGGCAATGGTAAAGGCAGATAAGCAGGTGGCGTTTGCCACGGCTGTAGCGCTAACCAAGACGGCAATCATTGCCAAGGGTGAGATTGAGGAAGAGATGGCCCGCGTGTTTGATCGCCCCACCAAATTCACCATGAAAAGCCTACGCATCATCCCAGCAAAGAAAGACAAATTGTTTGCTGCTGTTGATATGAAGAACGAGGCAGACAAGGCCGCTCCTGCAACCACCTGGCTTAACCCGCAGATCGATGGCGGCGGGCGCAGGGATAAGGCCAGTGAGCGCAGCCTCAGGGGCAGAGGCATCCTGCCAGCTGGAAAGTTCATAGCGCCTGGACGCAATGCAAAGCTCGATAGGTTCGGCAACCTTAGCAGGGGCGCGATAATCAAGGCGTTGTCAGGTATAGGCGGTCTGTCCGAACAAGGCTACACAGCCAACGCATCATCCAGTACGCGCAGTAAGCGCAAGGGTAATGCAAAGACTTACTTCGTTATGAAACGAGGTAGCACGCCAATAGGGATTGCAGAGCGCACAAGCCGCAATCGCATGCAGGTACTGATAGCGTTCACCCGCCGCCCAAGCTACAGCAGGCGCTTGAACTTCTACGGAGTGGGCAACAAAGCCATTGATAAGAACCTCGCTGATGAGTTCCGCAAGGCTTATGCGAAAGCTATAGCCACCGCCCGGTAGCATGCCCCTATAGGCCCCCCCTTTTGGGTCCTTCCCGGTGGGGGTGGGCATCACGGGTAATTCGAGGCGCGTTCTATATCTACTTACGACATTTTCCCCAGCCGCAAGTTGTTGTTTCCAAATGACAAAATCAGAACCGAAAAAGCAGCGCGGCTGGCTGAACAAATCCGAGATGGCCGCGAGCCTCGGAATATCCGTGCAAGCCTTTGACAAATGGCGAGTTGAGCCTGTCGAGCGCATTGGCCGCGAAGCCTTTTACACCAGCCGTTCAGTGGTCGATAACCGCCTGGCTCATGCCGAGCGGACACGCCAACCTGACGAAGATGAAGAGGATGGCGGAACTGATGCCCGGCTTCAGCAGGAGCGGTTGCGGTTAACTGCAGCACAGGCCGAGGGGCAGGAACTCAAGAATGAGGTGACCAAGCGTAATCTGGTGCCGGTCGAGTTCGCCACGTTCGCGCTGTCCAGGCTCTCCGCAGAGGTCGCATCGATACTCGACACGCTGCCGCTGACGATCAAGCGCAAGCACCCAGATATAGAGACTCGGCAAATGGACACTTTGCAGCGCGAACTGGCCAAGGCGCGAAACCAAGCCGCCACCCTGGACGAACGACTGGACACCTTACTGGATGACTATCTCGCTTCCGCAGACCTATGAGCTGAAGCGGGCGGTACGTCGCGGCCTTGCGTCTCTGGCAAAGCCGGTCCCGGTAACAGCGGTCGAGTGGGCCAACGAGAACTTTTATCTATCCAGTGAATCGAGTTATCAGGAAGGCCGCTGGGAAACGCTTTATTACCAGACTGCCATTCTCAACAGCATGGGCAATGACGAGATCCGCACGGTCAACGTGATCAAGTCGGCGCGCGTTGGTTACTCGAAGATGCTGATTGCAGCGACCGGTTATCAGGTCGAGCACAAGCGCCGCAATATTCTGGTGCTGCTGCCCACTGATGGCGCTGCTCAAGGCTTTATGAAGTCCCAGATTGAAACAATGATCCGAGACGTTCCGCCCGTTCTGGATCTGGCGCCGTGGTATGGCACGAAGAGCCGCGACAACACGCTGGATACAAAGCGCTTCACGCACGGCAAGCAGCTCTGGTGCCGAGGCGGCGCGGCTGCGAAGAACTACCGCGAGCTCTCAGCGGACACCGTGATCTATGACGAGTTGGCGGCATTTTCGCCAGACGTTGAGAAGGAAGGCAGCCCGACATTCCTGGGCGACAAGCGCACAGAAGGCTCGACGTTCCCTAAATCAATCAGGGGATCGACACCCAAGACCAAGGGTGATTGCCAGATTGAGGCAGCGGCCAGCGAGTCTCCGCACCTGTTCAGGCTTCACGTTCCCTGCCCGCACTGCCAGACATTGCAGGATCTCAAATGGGGCGGCAAGGATTGCGACTACGGCATCAAGTGGGATCCTGACACACCGCTCAATGCCTGGTATGTGTGCGAGCACTCCGGTTGCGTGATTCAGCAGTTTGAATTGCAGGAGCACCTGCAGAACAACCCGGACAAGTGCCGGTGGATTTGCGAGAAGACCGGGATCTGGACCTGCGATTCCTACGACTTCTTTGATGGTGATGATCTGATTTCAACACCAGAGGCCGTCAGCTGGCACGTCTGGACGGCATACAGCCCCTTTACCACCTGGGGGCGGATTGTTCTGGACTTCATCAAAGCCAAGTCTGACCCGAACAAGCTCAAGACGTTTGTGAACACTACGCTCGGCGAAACCTGGGACGACGATCAGGGCGAAAAGGTCGAGTGGGAACATCTGCATGCCCGCCGCGAAATATGGCAGGGCGTCGTCCCTGCTGAGGCTTGCGCTCTGGTTGGCGGCATCGACACACAGGATGATCGCTACGAGGGGCGAGTATGGGCATTTGGCCCCGGCGAAGAGAGCTGGCTGGTGGCTCGCTGGATATTGCACGGCGACCCGGCCAGCGAAGAGCTGCGCCGCAAGGTTGGCGTTGAGCTTCACAGTCTGTACACCCGCGCAGATGGCGTGCCGATGAAGGTCGAGCGCTGGTGCTGGGACTCAGGCGGTCATTATACCGATGAGGTCTATGAGGAAAGCCGCAAGCACGGTCCGCAGTGGGTTGTCCCTATCAAGGGCGCGAGCACCTACGGCAAGCCGATTGCCAACTTCCCGCGAACCCGTACCAAGGCCCGCGTATACCTGACCGAAGTCGGCACCGATAACGCGAAAGAAATCATATTTAACCGATTAAAGATTCAGCCGCAGCCTGGAGTACAGGTGCCCGGATGTATCCATCTGCCTGCCAATGACGACATCTGCGATGAGTCCGAACTCAAGCAGCTGACCGCAGAAAGCAAGGTAATGAAGATCGAGAAAGGTCAGCGCACCTACCGTTGGGACGCAAAAGGCCGCAGGAACGAAGCGCTCGATTGCTATGTGTACGCGCTTGCCGCACTGCGTATCAGCCAGCAGCGCTTCGGATTAAACCTTGAAACCCATGTACTTGAGCCTGCGCTTGCACAGGCTCAGACAGAAGAGCGGCCACGCGCCCGCTCAACCTATTGGAGTCGCCCCTGATGGCCTACACAGAAGAGCAGTACCGCGAACTGCAGGCAGCAATTGCAGAAGGCGCGCTGGTAGTTCGCCACGGCGACCGGACAGTGACATACCGCTCGCTCGATGAAATGCAGCGGATATTGCAGATGATGTCTGCTGATCTGGGGCTGTCCGGGGGCGCTGGTAACTCAGGGCGCCGTCTCGCCTCTTTCTCGAAGGGCTACTGATATGGCTGTGATCGATAGTCTGTTCCCAGGCTTCGCGGCCAAGCGCGCGGAATACCGGCTGAAGAAGCTGCGCACCGATGCGGCTATTGGCATCCTTGAGCGCAAGTTCGATGGAGCGGGCGGAGGTCGCCGCAACGAAGGCTGGCGGGCAACTGGCTCTGATGCAAACGCAGAGAACGGCCCAGCCCTTGCGGTCCTGCGCGCACGCGCTAGAGAGCTGCGGCGCAACAATCCTTATGCCGAGCGAGCTATCAGCGGGATTGCTGACAACGTGGTCGGCGCCGGTATCGTGCCCCGGCCTATTACCAAGAATGAAAAGCAAGCGGCCACCATCACTGCCAAGTGGGCAGAGTGGGGCGAGACGCGAGCCTGTGATGCAGACGGGATCGAAAACTTCTATGGCATCCAGCACAAGGTCATTGAGGCAGCAGCAGAAAGTGGCGAATGCCTGATCCGCCGCCGTCGCCGGTTCGTTTCGGACGGCCTGCCTGTGCCGTTACAGATTCAGGTGCTCGAAGCCGACTTTCTGGATGAAGCCAAGAGCGGCACCAACGGCAACAACCTGATCATCCAGGGCGTCGAGTTTGGACCGCTGGGAAATCGCACCGCCTATTGGTTGTTCGATGAGCACCCCGGCGCCAGTACCGGCATGCGCACAATGGTATCGCGCCGCGTGCCCGCGTCAGACGTGGCCCACATATTCCTGCCTAAACGGGCCGGGCAGTCACGCGGATACACCTGGCTGGCTCCGGTCATGCAGCGCCTGCGCAACTTTGACGAAATGGAAGACGCTGTAATGGAGCAGGCCAAGATAGCGGCCTGCTTTGCAGTCTTTATTACCAAGGACGACACGGGCGTCAATGCAGCCAGCCAGCCTCTGATTGATCGGGTTGAGCCTGGATTGATTCAGGAACTAGGCATAGGCCAGACCGCCACATCCACACCTCCCCCCACGTTTAACGGCTATCAGGCTTATTCATGGCAGGCACTGCACGCCATCGCTGTGGGTCTAGGCATCCCGTATGAACTGATGACCGGCGACATGAAGGGCGTCAACTTCTCATCAGGGCGCATGGGCTGGCTGCATTTTGCCCGCCGCGTTGATGTGTGGCAGTGGCGAATGATGATACCGCAGCTCTGCGAGCCGATCTGGGAATGGTTCATGGAGGCGCACGCGCTTACTCCGGGCGGCGCGAACATCGAAGCGCGAGCCGAGTGGGTGCCGCCCCGCCGTGAAATGGTCGATCCGAAGTCTGAAATAGAAACGGTCAAACAGCGGTTGCGCAATGGATTGGCCACCTGGCCGGACGCCTTGCGCGAGCTTGGCATCACTGACCCGACCGCCCATGCGAAAGAGATTCAGGCATCCAACAAGCTGATGGATGAGCTTGGCCTGATTCTCGACTTCGACCCGCGCCACCTGACCGGGGCAGGCATTAACCAGATGCCCCAGGAACCTGCAGCACCCGAAGAGGAAACCACCGATGACAGCGATTGATAAAACGCTGGAAACGCCGATGCTCAGTCTCCGCGCCGCCGTGCGTCCAGAATCGCTGAACATCGACGACCGAACCGTCGAGATCACATGGACTACTGGCGCAAAAGGCCGGCGCTTTGCCTTTGATATCGGCACCTATAACGAAGAGCTGGAAGTAAGCGACACCGCAGTGCGCCTTGAGCGACTGAACAACGGCGCCCCTTTCCTCAACTCTCACTCTCAGTGGGAGTTGCGCGACGTGATCGGCGTTGTTGAGAAGGCATGGATTGAGGGTGGCGAAGGCCGCGCCCTGATCCGCTTCAGCCAACGCGAAGATGTCGCCGATATATTGCGCGACGTGCAGGATCGCATTTTGCGCAATATCAGCGTCGGCTATGTCGTGCATCGCTACGAAATCATGGAAGACGCCGAAGAAAAATACCCCACTTATCGCGCTATCGATTGGGAGCCAATGGAGCTGTCTCTTGTGCCAATCGGCTTTGACGATGGCGGCAAGGTTCGTAGCGCCAATACCCCTGATGAAGATCAGAGCAAGCAATATCCAACCGTGTTTCAGATTCGTCAGGCAGAGCCTGTCGTAGACCAGGCCGCCGTGGCCACCACCAATGAGGAACTACCCATGACCGATGAAGCCCGCGCGGCCACTGAGCAAGCGCAAATCGAGATCCGCAAGCAAGCTCAGGAAGACGAGCGCGCACGCGGTACCAGCATCCGCCAGATGGCCAAGAAAGTTGGCCTGGATGACAAAACCGCAGAAGACATGATCTCCCGTGGTATCTCTGTCGCTGATGCAAATTCAGAGGCGATTGATGCCTTGGCCACGCGTCAGACTGAAACCCAGCCTGAAACCCGCAACAGCCAGGCCACTGTCACCAGCACTGTTGATGCCAGCGTTCAATTGGCTAAGCGCAACGCAATGCAGAACGCGCTGATGAATCGCTGCGACCCCAGCGTCAAGCTGGAAGAAGGCGCCCGCGAGTTCCGTGGATCGCGTCTGATCGACATGGCGCGCGACTCTGTGGAAATGGCCGGTGGTAATCCACGCGGCATGACTCCGCAGGAAATCGCCCGCGCTGCTTTGGGTTGTGATCGCAGTGCCATGCGCGCAGCTGGCATGCACACCACCAGTGATTTCCCGATCCTGTTGGGCTCGACCGTTAACCGCTCGCTGCGTTCAGCCTACGAGCTGGCCCCGCAAAGCTGGCGCCCTCTGGGCCGTCAGACCAGCGTGCCTGATTTCCGCGCCGTTACTCGCGCAGCGCTTGGCGACATCTCCGCGCTGGAGAAGGTCAACGAGCACGGCGAATACAAGTACGGCAGCGTTGGTGAAGAAGGTGCGCCGCTGAAGGTTGGCAAGTTCGGCAAGATCATTGCTATCACCTGGGAGTCGATTGTGAATGACGACCTCGGCGCGATGACCCGCATCCCCCAAGCATTGGGCGCAGCCGCCGCACAGACTGAATCCAACGTGGTCTGGGATCTGTTGCTGGGCAACCCCAACTTCACCGATGGGACCGCGGTCTTCGCGGCTGGCCACGGCAACTTGGCTGCCTCTGGTGGCGCAATCAACACCACAACCCTGGGCGCTGCCCGCGCTTCTATGCGCAAGCAGAAGTCCATTGGCGGCAGCTTCCTGAACGTCGCTCCCGAGTATCTGGTGGTTGGCCCTGACAAAGAGCTCGAAGCATTCCAGTTCACCAGCTCTCAGTACGTCCCGGCCAAGAATGCGGATATCAACGATATGCGCAACGTTTCGCTGACCGTCATCGTGGATGCGCGCATCACGGGCAACCAGTGGTATCTGTACGCCGCGCCTGGCGTTGTAGACACCTTCGAGTATGCCTATCTGGAAGGCGAGCAGGGCGTGTTCACCGAAACCCGCGAAGGCTTCGAGGTGGACGGCATGGAGATCAAGGCACGCTTGGTGTTTGGCGCAGCATGGATCGATTATCGCGGCGCCTACAAGAACGGCGGCGCTTAATACCAACCCTTTCTGAGCGCCTTCGGGCGCTTATCCCCCTTCCGTTATTCGAGGTGAACACATGAAGAACTTCATTCAACACGGTGACATGATTACCGTAATCGCCACCGCAATCACTCTTTCGGGTGATCTGGTGCGCGTAGGCAGCATCCTGGGCGTGGCCGCAACTGATGCAGCCATCGGCGAGGAAGTAGAGCTGAAAACAACCGGCGTCTTCGACCTGCCAAAGACCAGCACGCAAGCCTGGACTGTTGGCCTTCCGGTCTACGCCATCGCGGGCACCAGCGTTCTGACATCTGTCCCGGGCACCGGCAATTACTTGGTGGGCGTGGCTGCTGCTGTAGCTGCTAACCCCTCCGCTGTTGGCCGCGTTCGCCTGAACGGCACGCTCGGCCTTGCGGTAACGGCGTAATGAGCTGGGCCAGCATGCGCAACCGCATGAACCAAAAGACCATGCGCACGCTCACTGATGGCCTTGCTACCTACACCGACCGGAACGGCACCACATACCCTCCGATCCAGATCATGGTCGATTTCAATATCGAGCGTACTGGCCCGGAGGGCGTGTACTTAACCGATCAGGTGGGTATCACTTTCAACGCATCAGACCTCAGTGAAGCAGGCCGTACCGGCATTTTCGTTTATGACTGCCGGCGCTTCATTGTGGAAGATGAAATCGCCAATGACGGCCATGTGATAACCGTTGCCTGTATGGAGCAAACATGAACCCGTTAAGCGAATTGCGCCGCGCGCTGATTACCAGGCTGGGCGAAATCAGCCCGGCCAATGGTTATCTCACATCGGCAGGAAGCCGCGTTGAATCGGGATGGTTCAGTGAGGTGATCAAGTCCAGCAAAAGCGCGTACCCGATGATCGTTGTCCAGAAGGGCAGGGATGGCCCGCCAGAACATGGCCCAACGCAGCTAAAGCTGTCACGGGCGTTCTTCGTCTTTGGATCAGTTGACGCGGGTATTGATGGGTATGAAGACGCGCTGGATGACATCGAGCACGACATTCTAATGACCCTTATGCCGAATGTTGGCCGGTCTATCGCTTGGGCGCCGAGAGGCTCAACCAAGATAAACATAGGCACGCCAGAGCAGGTACCCCCAGGAAACGGAGAGAAGGCCGCAACGGTCCTGATCCCCGTCGAACTGAGCTTAATCATCGGGCCGTAACAGCCCTTGAAGAACCCACACAGACCCGCTTCGGCGGGTTTTTTATGTCCAGAGGAAACCCGCAATGAATGACCCAAGAGGCGCTTTTGTCGGCACAGGCAAGATGTACCTTGCCGATATCGACACTCCCGAGAAGCTGATATTTATTGGCAACTGTTCGTCCTTGAACTATGAGGCGCAGTTCAGCGATCTGGAGCAAACCGATTTCACAACTCCCGGTGGCGGGCTCGATGCGAGCATTTCGCGCATCACTGCGATGAACGTCTCCTACACTGCTCACCACTTCAACAAGGCCAATATTGCCCGCGCTTTGCGTGCAACGGTTACCGACCGGGCTGCAGGTACTGTGACCGATGAAGCGCACACAGCTTACCTGGGAGCGCTGGCAAAGACGGCCTACCCAAAGCCCAGTGCGGTAGTGGTAAAAAATGCGGCAGGCGATGTGACCTATACGGTCGATGTGGATTATGTGCTGTCTGATGGCGGGATTGAGGTAATTGAAGGAAGCACTATTGCCGACGATTCAGCAATCACCATCAGCTACGACTACCCCGCGTTTGCCGATATTCAGGCAATGACCCAGAGCAACAAGAAGTTCCGGCAGGTGTTTATTGGCCTGAACGAGGCGCGCACTGGCAAGCCGATGATTGTCGACGTTCACCGCATAAGCCACAGCCCCTCAAGCCTTGGCCTGATTGGTGACGACTTTGGCGCAATGGAGTTTACAGGCAAAGCTGAGAAAGATCCGACCAAGGTTGGCTCGGATGTCAGTAAGTACCTGTACCTTCAGGACGTAGACTAAGTTGTGCTACATTCCTTCCTGTCTATCAGGGAGGGATGCCCTTGTTTTACTTCGTAGCACTCTTAATTGCTCTATCTTCGAGCCAAGCATTTTCGGCTAACGTATTCAAATGCCTGCTTCCGAACGGGCAGGTCCAATTCTCGGACAGGCCCTGTGATGCAGCTGCTCAGGAAGAGAAAATAGAGGTTAAGGCCCAAGTAATTGGGGGGTCGTTTGCGCCTTCAGAAGAGCTTCGAGTAGAGCAAGACTTGCGGCGAATTCGTGGCGAGCGAAGAGCGATTGAAAGACGCTACGATGCTGCGCAGCAACAATTTGCTAAAGCGCCGTGCAGGGACTTCAGCAGTACCACTTTGCGAACGCTTATTGTCAGGCGGCAAGTTGTAGCGGGGATGACGAAGAGCGACGCGGTTCGCTCTTGGGGCCCGCCAAGCAGGGTCAATGGATCGCAGCACGCCTACCATTGGGAAAAAGATGGGCCCTCGTACTTTTATACTCAAAACGGCTGCGTTAGATCTGTAACCGGCACGTATGGTGGATAGTTTTTGATGTGCTACATTCCTCTTTATCTATCAGGGAGGAATGTATGAACTGTCCAAAGTGTAATTATGAGCCGACGATGGCTGAGCAGACGAATAGCCCGAATATCTGTCCTAGCTGCGGCGTCGTTTATGCCAAAGTTAAAGCACAGCAAGAAAATCGGTCTGGTATTAACTACGGTCCGTCCGTGCTAGATCAGATGTCTATGCACGCAAAGAACGCCAAGGAGTCGGTTAGAGCAGGAAGAGCCAGGCGTGCAGAGGCTGAGCTGACCTCTGCTTCTGAAACGGTAATCACCAACATCAAGATACCTTTTGGTAGCCTTATCTGGCTGATGACAAAGTTGATACTTGCGGCATTGCCGGCCCTTGCTTTAGCGGTAGTGATACTCACGATGCTTGTTTCCGTTCTCGGTGGAGCTTTTTCCGGGTACAAAAACTTTTCAGAGCGAACCAGTCTTTACTCGGACGAGCCTGCAGCCAAATCGCTAGATGCTGAGTCCGATACATCGCTCCCCGAAATTAAGCCCAAAAGGCAAGAAGTATTAAATACCTGTAAAAACTTCGAAAGCTTTGCCGAAGTTATTATGATCGGGCGCCAGGGTGGCGTCTCAATGTCTACTGCCATGGGCGATGGAGCCAGTGAGCTGTTAAATCATATTGTGGTTAATGCATATGAAAAGCCGCGGTATCGTGGCGATGAGATGCAGCGAATGGAGGTTGAGGATTTCAAAAACGATGTCTATCTAGAGTGCGTTAACAACAGGAGTTAGCGCGCTTTAATAATAATAAACCCGCTTAGGCGGGTTTTTTTATGTCCGGAGAAAGTCAAATGCACCATGAAATTCTATTTCCAGCCCGCGAATTCGTTTTGATAGGCGCTAAAAAGGTCGAGGTAAAGCCCGTTCGTTTCGCGCACTTTGAAAGCTTCGGCAAGGCTGCTGGCAATGCCATCGCTATGGCAGCAAGTCAGACGGTTGAGCAGCTATACGTTTATGCCAGCAAGTCAGGAGTCCTGCTCGACATCCTTGTTCCCTGCACCAGTCTAAGCAAGTGGCGCATCAAGCGCCTTCCTGCCGTGGTTGCGGTTCAGCTGATGTTTGAGGTGATCCGAATCAATAAGGATTTTTTCGAGCAAGCCCTGGTAAGCGCGGAGAAGGCGCTGGCTGGGGCGCAGTAGTTCAGCAGCTAATCAGCGCTGGCCACAGGCTTGACGATGTTAAGCAGTACACCTTGCCGCAGATGCAGTTGTTCGCCAATGAGGTCGCAGCGCGAGACAAGCAGGCGCTAAAGCACATGGCGATAGCAGCGCGCTCGGCAAACGCCAAACAGCAAGACTTTGAAAAAATGATGAGGCAACTCGATGGCTAGGCAAATCAAAACGCAGCTGGTCGTCGAGGGTAAGAACAACGCCAGCAAGGCATTCAATCAGGCCGAGAAGCAACTTGGGGGCATAAGCTCTGCCGCAAAGAAAGCCGGCGCGGCCTTGCTTGGTGCCTTCTCTGTTGTCGCTATTGGCAACTGGGTAAAAAACAGCATCGATGCTGCCGATGAGGCCCGCAAGCTGGCGCAGTCTGCCGGCCTGACGACCGAAGCATTCACTGGCCTGCAGTTCGCGGCTGGGCAGTCTGGCGTATCAGTTACAGACCTTTCCGGCGCGATCACCAGGCTTAGTAGATCCATGTCTGACGCAGCCAACATTGGGGGGCGTCCTGCCGAGGTCTTTCAGCAGCTTGGCGTATCCGTGCGAGATTCAGAGGGCAATCTACGATCTGCTGATTCTGTACTTTCCGACCTGGCTGACACGTTCCAGGCTATGCCTGATGGCGTGGCCAAGACTGCGGCGGCCGTTGAGCTGCTGGGACGATCGGGCGCCAAGCTGATTCCGCTTCTGAATGGTGGAGCCGAAGGAATAAAGGCCCTTACTGATCAGGCTGAGAGATTAGGGCTGGTAATCACTGACGAGCAGGCTATCGCATCAGAACGCTTTAACGACACGCTGGCGGCGTTGGAAGGTGTATCAAAAGGTGCGGCAAACACTGTTGCAGCAGAGCTGTTGCCGGTCCTGAATGAGATGAGCGGGCTATTGCTTAGCCTGGGAGAAAATGGAGAGAGCGCCGGATATTTCGCTAAGGCATTGGGTTTTTCTTTTCGCATAGTTGCGACAGAGATAATGGTTTTTCTGACAGCTCTTGGCGCTGTTGGTGGGTTGATAATTGCTACAGGAAAGGCGGCTCTAGCTGCGGCAACCGGGGACTTTGACGAAGCTGCGCAGATATTCAAGGATTACGGGCTCGAAACTGAAAAATCTGCAAAAGATACGGCCACCAGGATCAAGAAGCTATGGAGTGGTGAGCTAGCAGAAGAAGGCGCGGCAGCAGCTAAGGTAGTGGGCGACTTTCGAGAAGCAGAGCAGGCCGCAAAAGCCGCTGCCATTGAAGGCAACAAGGCATTTGCCAAGTCCTATAACGACACGCTTAGCATTGCCAAATCCGCGCTGCGTGAACTGATTAGCGAAGAAAAGAAAGCGCAAAAGGAAATTGAGGATCTACGCAAAGACCGGCTGGACATTGAGCAGAAGTACGCCGAGGCAATAGCTGGCTTCAGCGGTGGCCCTGGCGGTCCGTCATACGCGAACGCCCAGGATCTCAAACTGGATGCTCAGCAACGATTAAGGCAAGGCGATGTCGAGGGCGCGCAGAAGTCCGCAGAGGCCGCGCTCAAGATGCTGTCCGATCTGGCTGCTGCCGGCGAGAACACCTATGGATTTGAAGGCTTCGCAAATGAACTGAAGTCGATAGAGCTGGCAGCCAATGACCTTGAGCGCACCAATGCCGAGGAAAAGCTGGCAGCAATCGGCACTCAGGTTGAGGTGCTGAATGCCAAGATTGCCGCGCTCACAGAGTTTGACATCAAGCTGGAGCTGGCCGAAACAGAGAAGCAGAAAATCATCACGCAGATGGAAGAGCTGCGGAAGTTGCTGGGCCAGCCTATTTCTATCCAGGCACAACTGGCAACCGCGTCTGCGCCTGTTCAGAAGCTCGCAACCGGTGGCCGAGTAAACGGCCCAGGCACCGGCACCAGCGACAGCATCATGGCCCGCCTATCTAATGGCGAGTACGTCATCAAGGCCGCTGCGGTGCGCAAGTATGGCGCACACATGTTCGACAATCTCAACGGGATGCGCGTGCCGAAGTTCGCAGACGGCGGCATGGTCGGCAGCGTATCGGCAGCAGGCGGCAACGGCTCGACATTGAACCTGTCGCTTGATGGGCAGAATTATTCTCTTAGCGGCCAGGCAGACACTATTGCTGACCTGGCCAACGCTGTTCGCAAAGCCAACTTGAAGCGCAGGTAAACCATGACACAGCTCGTTTTAGGCGGCATCCCGGTTAGCCTGCACACCGGAGAGCCTGCGCACAGTTACGGCTATGTGGGCGGTCGCACAGATGTAACACTGAGCGGCGGCACGCCCGTACCCATGCGCAGCTTCACCAAGCGATTGATCACTATCAGCGGCTCGGGCTGGGTCAGCACCGGCCTTGATGCGCTCGATTGGGATGCTTACCACCTGCTGCTGTGCGCAGTTCCGCTGCGGGTATCGGGCGTTGATTCAACACTGACGATCACCGCTGACAGCCGCCCGGATAAGCCTGTGCGCGCTCAGGCTTTGGTCGGCGAAGATTGGATCAGCACAGACGTTTCAATGGTTGGCAGGGTCGGCACTATTACGCCTGTCGTTGGCGCATCCGTTTACACCCTGACGTGGTTCCCGCAATTCACCGTACTGTGTGAGCCGCCAGAAGAAGGATATGGATCTGGCGCCGTCGATTGGCAGATCATCTGCCGCGAGGTTTAACGGATGAACAACTCGCCGATTAATAGCGGCCCGCTGAACAGTATGGGCGGCAGCGCTATCCCGCCTGCCGTTGTCATCACGCCGAGCACAGGCTTTGTCTGGCGCTGGATTGTCACCTTGGGCGGTGTTGATGTCTCTGACCAGTTGACCGGCCCGGTGCGCGTTGAAGGCTCCGAAGACGGCGATATGGTGGCCACCCTCAATCTGTGGCTGGGCGATGATCCTGTCAGCATCCGAGGCTATACCGGGCAGACGCTCGCGCTTGACTTCGTGGTGCTGGGCGACCCTGAAGTGGTCAGCCGCCGCTTCACTGGCTTTCTTGTGCAGCCTGAGTTTGATGTACTGACGCGCATTCTGTCCTGCACCGGCACCACGCGCCTGAGTGATACGTTCGAGGCAATGGAGTTTGATGCCATCGATCTGACCGTGGGCGGTAGCTGGTCGCAGGACGTGTTCGAGGAAACGGCAGGGCGGTCACGCTGGGAATACACGCAGGAGCGCATGAGCACGCGCCGGGCAGGATTGAACGCAGACCGCGCCGGCCAGCCAAGGCTCACCCCATGGTATCCGGCAGGCATTGCTTTTGACTTCGCCCCGGGCAGCACGATCTATCAGAGCCTTGATATATCGCTGTCATCGTTGAGCGAAACAACGAACGTATTAGAACTTGAGATCGATTATCGCTTCCCGCGCTATCGTCAGCGAAATCAAGACTACAGCTGGCTGCATCCGGGTACGGGCGGCAACACCAGTCTGACCGGCTTTAATGCCTGGCGGGCTGATTCCACCGAGCTGCCTGACATTCAGATGGTGACGGATGCGGTCGAGTCTGCTGGCTGGTTCATTACCTGGGATAGCTGGTACAGACTACCCGGCAGCCTGCCTGAGCTGGCGCAGCCGTGGTTCAACGAGAATATTGATCTACTGCTAGGCGCTGACTTTGTTGCAGCCGTGCGCTGGGCTCAGCCAGCCGTCGAGCGCTATCGGGTGCGCCTGGTAGTGCAAGAGGCGCTTGATGCGGTGGGCGAGGTCATCGTGCGTGATCGCATCGTGCTCGATACCGACTCCGATACAGATCGGCTATGGGAGCAAAGCACCGAGACGGAAGATGATCAGCCGGTAGAGTCTGACGACCCGCTGGACCAGCTACCCCGGCGCGATCAAGAGCGACTTGATGCTGCGGCTTCGACTGGCTTGCTGCGTGCGCGGGCTCAACTGCTCCAGGCGCAGCGACAGTCAACAGTCAGCTGGCAGATCCCGCTTGCACATGCCTTGGCTGTGGACTTTGGGCAACGCCTGAAGCTGAGCGACCAGGGCGCCATGGTGACAGGTACGGTGATTGCGCTATCTGAAGAGGCGGATATTGATAGCGGTGCTGCGCTGCTGACCATCAGCATTGCGGTCGGACAGGGTGATGCTGCTGCCGTATCTGACGCACTGCAATTGCCCGCGCCGCCTGCTTTCGTGGATGAGGTCGCCCCGGTGATCGAGAGCACGCTTGATACGCAGATCGGTTTGCGCATATCCAGCCCGCCATACAACGACGCGCTGACAGGCTTTGCGGGAAGTTATTCCATCGGCAACGGCGACCCGTCGCTGAGATACCCGCGCCGCTTTGCTGTACCTACGCCAGAGATACCCGCGCAGTGGCGTGACGAGGCAGTGGCCGAGCAGCCGGTGATTATTCGAGTAGCGCCACCCGTTGACGTACTGGAGGTTTAATCGTGGCATCACCCGACGAAAGAGCTGGCCGGATACGCGGCAACCTGAACAGCAGGGCCGCGAATCTTGCCAGCAATAACAACGAGCGCACCGACAGAATACGCGGCAACCTAACAGCCAGAGCGCAACGCCAGACCAAGGGATTGATTGAAGGTCTGCAAGCGTTGGCTGTGCCTGAGCGTCAACCGCCGAGACTGACCCGCGTGGAGCCAAGAGGCTCGATACCTGCTGCGCGGGGCTATGCCGAAGTGAATCAGCAGCCAGGCAAGGGCGGCACCGGCAGCGGATTAGCCAGCCCACTGACTGAAGGTGATACGGCTGACCCGGCCAGCCCAGCTGATCCGGTATTGCAGCGCACCTATCACGACGCGACACAGATGGTCAGCTCTGACGGCCTGTTCGTGTGGGAGATTGAGCCGATCAAGACTATCAGGCTGCGTGATGCGAATGGCGACCCGGCAGAGTTCCGCTTTGCTGATCCGTACTTCGTGGCAGATCCGGCCCCATGAATAACACGTTAAGCAAGCTGGGCCAGTTTGGTTGCCCGTACCACGGATTGATCAAGGACGGCCTGCTGACGCTGCCCAATGCCGATACGCTGACCTGCCGCCAGCCTTCGGGCCTGGCGTTTGAGCGTGGACACACGCACCTGATTGATCTGCCTGATGCGCCGGGCGCCGTTAGAACCCTGGAGCAACAGACAGCAGATATTGATCAGGGCAAGCAGTGGCTCAGTCAGGCGATCATAGCCGGCGACCAGATCCACGGCACCGAGATTGGCAACGCCGGGATGATTTACGTCGCCCCGGACAGCAGCAAGTGGCTGGTCAATACCAACCTGCACAGCGGATCTGCTGCGGCCACTAGCGTGACAGTCACCTTGCGCCGCTTTGGCCTGTTCGGAGTCGCAGCAGAAGAACATAGCTATACCGTGGCAGTGCCAGACCTGACGGCTCAATGTACTTTTCACAGCAAGCAGCCTTCCGAAGTGTTGGTGAGGATGTTCCACGCGCACCCGCAAGGGCAGGCTGCAGTGTTCGGACTCTTCGCGCAGATTTCAACCTATACCGAATTTGCCGCGCTGGCATGGATTGAGCTGAGCCTGTCCGGTCCTGCCGATGCGTGCGTGATCAGCGTCGCCTTGATCCGAGATGCGGCGACCACAGCAGGCACGCTGACGCGCAGCGATAACTTTAATTCAATCGCGCAATCGAGCCGATACATCATTGCCACTGATGTTGAGACGGATACGACCGTTAACACATTCCCTGATTGCTCGGGCAGCTACCGTCGAGAGATCAGCTACACGCTATCAACAGTCAACGCGGGCGGCACGCTTATAGAGACACTGAGCGGCAGTCCAACACCGGGCGAGCAGATCGCCATAAGGACGCAAGAGGGCGTCATTGTCGGCCTGCGCTATGGCGAGGATGGAATCATCCGGCAGGTGACAGTTGATGTCTCTCTGGTGCGCACCATCAATGCCGGCGCTATATCGCTTTCAACAAACACAAGCTACATCCGGGCCTATGACGTGGTGTCCGGGGCCGGCGTCTGCGAGCAGGTCATCACCCAGGAGCAGCGGGGCAGGGCGACAGCTCAACAGTCTGCGACCTTTGAGAATGTCGCTACTATTGTTGTCCGCTTTGATGGCGCCGAGATTACCCGCCAGGTAATGAGCGACACAAAGTCCGGCACAAGCACATTCACCTATGTGCGCGGCCTGGAAGGTGAGGGCGAAACACGACAAGGCACCCGGTCCAGCACCTATGCCTGCGTACCTGGCGGCACCGGCACCTATAACGCGCCGCCCTCGGCAGGCTTTACAGGGTTAGTCGTCAACACCGGGGGAGTGGTAATCGATCAGCGGATCTATGCACTGGAGGTTCGCAGCAACGGCTGGTGGTTCAACGCTGACCGCACCATCACAGACGGATCACCCGCGCAGGACCAGCAGAGCCTTCGGTTCTTGCGCCTGAGTAATGGGTTGTTCGGCTTTGTAGTTATTCGCAGGGATCTAGGCGCAGGGCAGTATCAATACATTCACCTGCCGGAAGTCGGCAACCCTGATGGGCCGGTCACGCTGGATCAGCTAACCACGCTGGGCAATTCGCAGTGGTCGCCCTTTTCCATCGCTCATGGCAGTTATAACCCGATCACCGGCCAATCGGCCCGAGCTTTAACACCCGTCTGCTGGACCTGATACCGGAGCACACATGAACTTTGTAAACAACTTTTCCCAGCCGGTGACACTGGCCATGGGGGCGACATCGCTCGCGCTGACTTTGCCTGACGGTGAATACAGGCTGACATTGACCGACAGCGCCACAGCTGGCACGGCATGGGAGATAGTGGGCGCCGTTGTTTCTGGCGGCACTGCTACGCTTGAGCGCGGGCTGGAAGGCACGACCGATCAACTGTGGTCATCCGGCAGCGTGATCTATTGCGCGCTCACTGCTGGACTATTGCAGGCAATGTTTGCGCGGTTACTGCCTGCCGGTGGCACAGCGGGGCAACTGCTGGCCAAAGCCTCTGATACGGATTTTGATGTCACATGGATTGATGCGGCTGGCGGGCAGAGCTTCGGCGGCGCATCGAGCGGGCGTCTGTTCGTGGCCTATACCGACACGACTGACAGCGTGCGCAAGGCTGCGGTCATCGATCTGGTGACAGGTGATCTGGTGGTGGTTGATGCATGGGAATCGCTGCTGACTAATCTGCTGCCCGGCGTGCTTGGCTATTCAGCTGCCGAGGGTATGGTGGCCGCGTTCCCGCCCAATGGAACAAGTTTGCAATTATTTGCTGACCCTGGATTCGCTGGCTTCACCTCATCGACAGCCGTATCAGCAGGCAGCGGCGCAGCATGGAAGGCTGATGGCTCTGTGGTGCTGGCGGTAAAAGACGGCACCTACATCAAGCCATTCAACTTTGACCCACTGGCTGCGCCACCGTTGCAGCTTGCGCTTGGTGGTGATGGATCCATGCCAAGCGTCAGCCCTTCGGCCATGCCGATCTTTTCTCCCGATGGCACCTATTTGTATGTGCCGACCACTTCCGGCATCAACCGCTACAACGGCTCGACCTTCGCGTTCATTGATAACCTGCTCGACGAGGACATCAACCAGTTTGCCCTTTCAGCCGATGGCGCTGCTGCTGCGGTTCGGTCTTACAATTTCGGCACTTTTGAAGAGTCGATCCGCATCATCGACACGTCGAACTGGTCAGTGCTTGCGACCTTCTCAGGTTACGATCAGCCCTCTGTCGGCGGCGACATGACTGTGCGCATGGCGTTCAACCCGGTTAACTTTCAGCAGCTCGCGGTAGCAGTGCAAAGCAACCTCGACGGCGTTGCCGTGTCCTGCGTGATTCTGGATTTTGCCAGCCCCGGCACAGATATTCGCATCAGCCCCGCGACGGATTACGACGCATCAGCATGGGCCGGACAGCAAGTTGCCTGGAGTCCTGGCGGTGATCGGCTGTATATCGCTTGCTCAGTCGGCCTGCATGCCTATAGCTCTGCTGATTGGTCCTATGTGGGCACGCTGGCCAATATCGAATCAGGCACCCCCATCACTCTGCCGTAACCCGCTCATCACTCGGAGACACCCTACATGCAGCCAACACAGCTCGCCCTGGTCATACACCGGGGCGCGACGTTTCGTGCCCGTCTGCGCGTCATGCGGCCCAGCTTTGTCTATCTACCTATCACGGCTATAGGCGCCACAGCCCCCGTACAGCTGACCGTCGAGCATGGCCTGCCGACTGATTGGCCGGTCTGGATCAGTGGCGTGCGACAGATGCCCGCGCTCAACCGTGCCGCGCCGCAACAGGCTCCGCACTTTGTCCGCGTGGTTGATGCTAATACGCTGGAGATCAACACCATCAACGCGCTCGGCTTGGCTCCACAGGGTGGGCAGATCCAGTATCACCCGCCCTTGGCGCTCACCGGCGCAACGGCAACGCTGACCCTGTACAACAAAGGCGCAGAGGTCGGCACGCTGCCGGTCACCGTTGACGCTGCCGGCTGGGTGGATGTCGTACTGACTGACGAGCAGACCGAGGCGCTGGACTGGACTGAACTGCAATACACGCTCGATGTTCAGCTTGGCGCGGGGGATGTATTGCGCGTGTACGCAGGCGCTATCACTGCCGTAGCAGCAGGCACTACACCCGCAACTTGCCAAGGCTTCGCAGTCATCGGCGCAGACCGTGGCCCGCCCGGCCCCACCGTAGCCTCTGCCGACTTCGACGCAGATGGGCGATTGGTCATTGTGCTGGAAGACGGCACAGAGATTATGACCGATCCGCTCAATCGTCCATGGGGCAGCATCGCGGGCGACATTACGACCCAAGCTGACCTGATGGCGCTGTTCGGTGACAAGGTGGATGTCGACGACTATCTGGCCTTTGTGCAGCAGGTGACGCTGGCTCTGGCTGATCGGTATACCAAGCTGGAGGCCGATAATCGGTTTGATCCGATCAACGCTGCAAGCGAGGCCGTATCTGCGCACGTCGCCCTGCCAGACCCGCACGTCCAGTACGCGCTACGAGTGCTCAACAACACAGCCGCAATCACTGACCCTTCCGCTACAGACGACAGCGCGGCAGGCTATCAGCCGTTATCGAAGTGGATCAATACCGCTACAAACGAGGTATGGACCTGCCTCAATGCAGCAGCAGGGGCGGCAGTGTGGGAGCTTCTGACGCTTGACCTGTCGGATTTGGGTACTGCTGCGACGGTCAATGTTGGCACTGCAGACGCAGAGCTGCCCAATAACGGAACAGTAAACGCAGCACTGAACCTCAAGGCCAATACCGACGACGCAAGATTCACCGACGCCCGCGAATGGACCGCCCCCACTGTGACTCAGGTCGACGCAGAAGCAGGCATCGCAACAGATCGTCGAGCCTGGACTGCACAGCGCGTAGGGCAGGCTATCTATGCCCAATGGCTAAGTGTTACCAGCTCGTTCGGTCGCAGCTTGGTTGCGAGTGCTGATGCTGCTGCGGGGCGGACTGCGCTGGCAGTTAATGAAGGCTCGCCCTATGCCGCAACGAGCGGAACAGCAGACGCGCTGATCTTAACCACCGCAGCAAGATACACGCCAAAAACAGCCCTGGCTGTGGGGGATCAAGTGCGATTCCGGGCTTCAAGCGCCAACACGGGGGCCGCGACAATAAACTGGGACGGGAGGGGGATTACAGCGTGCAGGACTGTAACTAACGTCGCGCTTCCAGCCGGCTATATAAGGACCGACGTAGACACTGTTGCCACGTTCAACGGGACTTTCTGGATTTTGCAGCGTGAGGTTGAGCGCGGAAGCAATGGGAACGGGTTCTTTGTACGTTTTGCAGATGGTACTGCAAATACGTGGAGGAACTACACGTTTTCGACCGTTATTGATAGCACAGTCACGATCCAAGGGCTGACCGTTTATGGCCAGACCGTAACATGGAACTACCCTATAAACTTTGCGAACCCACCGACGATCACGCCATCTTCCGCACAAAACGTAGCGGTATCAATATCCTCTGCACAGGTCCGAACTATTACCGGGAGCAGTTGCACTTTGGAGTTAAGCGGCCTGTATAGCCATGCATCCTTCGCGTCCCTTAAATATGTTTCCGCTGTCGGAACATGGTATTAGTGAGAAAAAATATGAAAATTACGTGCTCGCCAATATGCTCTACCCGGACAACCCGCGTCAGCATTAGTGGTTTGGTTCTGACGGTAGACGGCAAAGAAATAGATCTTTCTGTCATCCCTGAAGGAGGTCAGGCGGAGGCAGAAGATGATAGCCCGCTTGTCGGGATAGTGACCCGAGAAGAGGTCACAATACGATATGAATATGACGGCTCGCTGGCCGAACCAAATCAATCAACCGAGCTATCGGATTATGTGCTAGAGGTTACTGATGGCGTGATGCCTAGCCCTATCATCTGGAAGCCATTAGAGCAGGAGCCCGCCGATGTTTAAAAACTTCAAGACAGCAGAGCAGCTTGCCAGCGAGTCCGCTATATCTTTTGCGCAAGGCATGCAGTCCAGATTAACTGCCGCACTGAGCGACCACCTAAATCAAGTGGCCGGCCAGCGCAGCTACGATGACCGCTTCACCTGCTCTTTGCGCGCAGGCTATCCCGGCCCATTTCAAGCCGAGGGCCAGACGTTCGCCGCCTGGATGGACGCCTGCAACATGGCCGCCTATCAGATCATGTCCGAGGTCAAGCGTGGTCTTCGCCCTGTTCCGACTGAGGCTGAACTGATCGAAGCGCTGCCGGTGATCGAATGGCCGCCATCACCTGTGCCGGAAGGTGCGGCATGAACGTCCAGCTTGCACTACGCAAGCATGACAGGCGCCTGTCTGCCCGCGCTATCCAGTGGTGGACAGGAAGCTATTACAGCCACTGCGAGATTGTCGTGGACGGCTGGTGCTATTCGTCTTCAGTCATGGACAAAGGCGTGCGCCGCAAGCGCATAGACCTCAATCCTGAAAAGTGGGATCTGATCGAGATGCCTTGGGCGAGTGCTGACGATGTGCAGCACTACTTCGCGCAGACAGATCACTACCGCTACGGGTGGCCTTCGCTGATTACGTCGCAGCTGCTCAATCTCAATCGCCCGGTGAAGGGCGCAGAGTTCTGCTCAGAGTGGTGCGCGAATGCTGTCGGACTGCCAAGCGCGAGCAGCTATAGCCCTGGATCGCTGGGGGATATTTGCGGCTGGATCGTGCGCAAAACTCATCTGTAAGTCATTGATTCTAAACGTGGCGAAATGCTCAAAATGGAAGAAAAAGGCCGCTCTGAAAAGGGCGGTTTCCCTTTACAATCAACCGCGTAGGTGTATAGTGCCGCCTGCATGGGGTGCAAGTGCGCTAAGGCCTGGATTGTTTAGGGCAAATTTAGGGCACTACGGGGTCCGGCGCAGTCCGTTATTGGCTTGGCAGCAGGGCAAGATGCTTGGCATAATGCGGCCTGCAACGGACTGAGAAGGCGCGGTAGAGCGTTCGAATCCCTCTCTCTCCGCCATACAATGAAAAAAGCCCTGATTATTCAGGGCTTTTTTG